ATAACCAGTAAATAATAATGTATTTTTGTCATTATCATTTCTTTCTTCAACTGCTGCAAATGTAAAACTTCTATTTTCAGTTTGTCTTTCCATGCTATTTATATTAGTAATAGTTTTTTGCTTTTCAATTGTTTGTGACATTGCCACAGCTCGATCGAATACATCAATATGTTGTCCACTCATTTTTTCCTCTTTCTTTGTATATCTTGGGTGTTCTTTTGGAAGTAAATCATTATCTGATAAATATTTAGGATTTTTTGGTTTATCATTTTTTAATAAATAACTAAATGCTTTTAGTCTAGCTAATCCCCACGCTTGTCTACTAACTCCAGGTCTATGCGAAGAACTAAACGCGCCAAATCCTCTTCTAACAACAGCTTTTGCAGAAGATGCTTTTAATTTTCTCCAGGATGCCATTCCAGCTACTTCTTCATTATGTTCTTTAACTCGATTTTTAATAGCTGTTTCTGTACCCTCACTAAATTTAATGCTTCCTTTTTTACCGCTTGCAGATCCTTTTTTATTTTTGCCGCTGCCTTTAACTTGATCTTTTTTAGGAGCAGGTGTTGCGCTATCATTTCTAGGCTCTAATTTACCCTCTTTAACAAGCTGCGCTATTTTTCTATCAGCCCAATCTGCTGCTTGCATGGGATTTGTCCAAGGATTGGATCCCCAAAGTAAAAATGCTACGTCGGAATAACGCCAAGTATCAGGATCATTGGGACTTGTTTTTTCACGATCTAAGTCAACAATATGTCGCTTATGCCAGGCTGCAATTCTTACAACTTTTGATATTGATACCGGTTGGCCAGCGGCCATAGATCTTGCTTCGCGTTTTGTTTTATCTGTTAAACCTGGTCCGGCTTTTCTTAAGTTATCTAAACCTCTCTGAGCATTTTTTTGCATAAATGCTGGTGGCTTAGTATCAACTTCTCTTAATTCAATATTTTCTAATGAATCTGCTTTTTCTTCTGCTTCTGCAATATTTAAAGCTGTTATTTGATCTTTTGCTTCTTTTTCAGTTTTATGACAACCCATTATTTGTTTATCGCTATCTTTAACAACAGCAAAACCATTACACTCTTTATTTTCTGTTTCTATACTGTAGGGCATTAGTTAGGCCTTAAAATATGTACATCACCACTACCTGAGGCTGCTATTGCGTAAAGTTCATTATCTGAAGGAATTTCAATTACTAAATTAGTATCATTATCTAAATGAAAACCATTTGTTGAGCTAACATTAGATCCGCCTAAATATACTTTATTTCCGTGATCATTATGAATATTAATTGTTTGAGTAAAGTTTTGTGAACTAATAATTTTTATAGCTGTTTGTGCTATTGTAAACTCTTCGCTAATCATTATTCTTGGTTTAAGTTATTTGTTGGATCATGCTCATCTGTTCCTTGCGCTGGAAGTGTAGGATCAATTAAAGCTCCTTGCAAGCCTATATAAAACTTATCGCCGCCTTCATAAGGCTCTAGCTCCATTTTAGCTCTCGCTTCATTCGGAGTCATAACTCCTGAACTTATAGCAACTTGAAATGATCTTACACGACTTAATTGATCGCCTCTAGCATATTCATCAGTGTCAAGTCTTACAAATTGTTTTCCAGGTAATAATGAAGATAATCCATCTTCAATTCTTCGAATCCACGGCAAAAGTGTATGGCGAATAAATGCTAAGCCATTACTTTCAATATTTGAATATACGTTTGATCCATCTTTTGACAATAGTAAATGAGCAGGTATTCTAAATACTCTTGCTATTTCGTGAACTATTTGATCTCTAGCTCCAATTAATTCTGATCCGGCTTCAGCGCTAATCGCTTTCCATTTTAACCCACCTGTTAAAACAGCAGGTTTTCTATTTCGGTTATGGTTGCCTATCCACGTTTCTTTTAATGCTTTAGCTTGCTCAGCTGTTAAATCTCTATCTGTTTCTAATACAGAGCTAGGAGTTCCGCCTTGTCCATAAAATTGTGCTATGTGTCTTTCCATTGCTAAAGCAAGGCCATAGGTATTTGAATTAGTTCTTAGTGGACTTACACCAATTAATTGTCCAGGATAGCTATACCAAACTAAATGAAGCATATTATCTGCAGTTATTTTACGATCATAACCTTTGCCTTTAGCTGTTTGCAAGTAATAGCATTTACGGCCATCACTCATTTCAACTTTTACTTTTTCAGGGTGTATAGGTGTTAATTGTATTGGTCTGCCTTGTCTATCTTTATCAACAAGTATAAAAGCATTTCCGTGCATAGCCATTGAAGTTATTGTTTGATGCAACATTGAAAACATTGAGAGATCAAGACCTATATTTGGTTTTTCTAAAAACTTTGGTTTATCTGTGAATATTGTTTTTTGTCCTTCATATCGTAAAGTTTTAACGGGTAGTAAAGCAATACTATCGGCTATTAAGGATATGGCGCTAAATACTGTTGATATGCCTAAAGCAGAATTTTCATTAACTTCTTCGCCAGTATAATTATAAAGGCCGCCTTCTCTCAAGGCTAAAAGATCGGATAAGTTTCCGAGGGCTGCGTCTCTGTTTTCTTTTCTATTAAATAAACTCATCTATTAATTAAATAACTTCCTACAATTAAAAATGCTCCCGCTACGACATAAGCAAGACTTACATTAAAAGTATATACACCATAAATTATAAGGCTAGCTCCTGCTACTTCTACTATAGTTGTTATTACATTAATCATAAGTTTATAATAGCAACTTCTGGATTATCATCTTTAGGTATTGGCGCAGTAATTCTATCGAGCATCATAACCATTGCTATAGCACTATCAATTTTTCTTTTTGATCTACCTTTACTTAAACGCCAACCCATATCAGTAACTTTTTGTGCAGCGCTTAAAACTTGATCTGTAAATTCAGGATCGCCTTCATGTATTACTTTATTATTAGCTATCATTTCATAAGCATTGCCACAAGCTGGAATCATTCTTGAATGCGTTTGAGGAAAGTTAACCATATTAATTCCTCTGTCTAATAATACTTGTGCTGTACGTTCCATAAATGCTGGATCGTAGGCAACTTCTATTAATTTATATTTAGTAGCTAATTCAACAATAAATGCTTCTATTTCTTGTACATCTAAATAATTCTCACCTTGAGGATGCCATATTTGTGATTTAACTCTTACAACTCCGTTTTCATCTTTTTGGCCATAAGTAACAGCGCAAGTATCATGACGTAAAGCCATATCAATTCCTACAAATGTTTCTACACCCTGAAGAAGATCCATATCTTTATTTTCGCAGCTGTCCCATTGCTCTGCACTAATCCAGCTTTGCTCCTCAATTCTTGTCCATTGATTCAAATGATACCTTTGAAATTCATTAACCGGAAGTGATTTAAAACGTCTTCGCAAATTTTCAATAGGCCACCAATCATTTTCAATTGCTGGATTTACTTTTTTCCATATTTCTTCATCTTTAGGGTTATCTGTATCTTTAGCTCCATACCATTTAAAATAGAATTCTGGATCTTCGGCTTTGCCAGCTTCTTTCATCATACCTCTTTGATATAATCTCCCCATTAAACTATCTAAATCATGGCCAGCTGTAGATATATTAACAACTATGCCATCTCGTCTTTTAGCTGTATTGTTTGCTAAAACATAATGAACTCTTTCTAAGTTAATATTATTAAATTCGTGTACCTCATCAAATATGCTGCAACTATTTCTGCCTCCATCAGCAGTACCGGCCTTAGCTGCTATTCTGTATGCTCTACCACTTCCATTTTTAACTTGTATTTCATTTTGAAATGTTTCAACCATATTATTTAATATTGGACTTTCTTCACACATAGTTTTCATAGTTCCAAAAACTAAATTAGCTTGCTCATAACTAGCAGCAGCTACAGCAACTAAAGGATCGTTTAATTCATACATTTCATAAATAATCTTTTTTTGCCAATCGTCTAATTTGAATGGCATTCCATAAAAATCGCCTTCGCCGTGTACACAAAAACCTTCAATAAATTTAACTACTCTATCGCCTGTAGTTTCTGGTAAAGTAATCATTCTTCCTCTTCACATTTTTGACAAGTTATTTTACTTTTGTCTTTATTATAAAATATTTCGTAACATTGTTCACACATCAATATATATTCAACATTAGTCATTATTCTTCTTCTAGTTGCTTTAACCTCGGATCAGCTATTTCTTTATTATCTTCCTGTAGTAATTGTTGTAATTGTTGAAAACCCATTTGCGCTTCACCAAACGCTATGCCAAGCCGTTGTCTAGCAAGCGGAGTTAATCCAAGTTCTTGCTCAAGTCTTAAGATTTTTTCTTCTAGCTTTAGTGTTAATTGTATAAGTGGATTTATAACAGCTTGTCCTTTTGATCCTTCAGCTAATAATCCGGCGTTACCTTGCCTGGCAATTGTTCGATTAGCTCTTTCGGCTTCATCATAATATTGAAACAATCTATAAAATGCAGGAAGATCAACTACTTGTGCTGTTGAAGCTAATTCACTATCCCAATACGCTTTCCAATATCTAATAGTCTTTGTTGTCCATCTTGAGTTCGGTTTAGGTATTGGCATATTGCGGCCGCCATTAAGCATAGTCAAATTATTGTCTCTATGACCAACTAAATTTGTTTTGTCTTTTGGTAATGGCCCACGAGGCATTATATATAACTCCAGATTAATTTATTACTTGTAACGTAATAATAATAACATATAACAGCTAGCAAAAAACAAACAACGTAAAAAAAAATTATATGTATAACAAAACTCTATATATGAGCACGAAAAAGGTCGCCAAGCATGCTTCGGGTGGCAGGCACTTGTTGCATAAGAAAAAATAGCCCCCTATATAGCCCTTAAAGCCTTATTTCATAGTCTTTTGTATTTTAGCCTAGTATATAGCATTTTATTTATCTATGATCAACACCACGTCTTTTTCGATGACAAACCTGACATAATACGCGCAAATTATATATTTTATGTGTACCTCCTTTACTTATAGGAATTATATGATCGACTGTTAACCTGTTACTCTTATTACCTATAGTTCCGCATTGCACGCAATTACGTTGCGCTTTCTTTATTAATGCTTTGTTACGTCTGTATTCTGGATCTTGATACGCTCTGCGCCTTGTATCTTTATACTTATATTTCTTTATTAATGGCTTATGCTGCGCGCAATAACTTGGATTATCTTTAGTTGGCTCTATTAATACTCTGCATTCAAGGCAAGGTCTCTTAGGTACTATCATTTTTTTTATTATGCCAATCTTGTAGGTTTTTATTTAAACATACTTTACACCAACTTGTACGGCTACCTATACCTTTAGGCCGCTTAGTAAAGTCTTTAGTATCTTTTCTTTTCCAGCATTTAGTACATTTTTTATTCAACAATATTCCGTGATCATCAAATTCAGGCATTGATTTAGACGGTTTCTTTTCTATTTCTAATAGCTTATCAATATGTTTATTATTTTCTATTTCTATATAACAGCTTACGCATATATGGCTTTTAGCTCCCCAATTCTCGCAATCAGCAGCAAAACCTTTACCATATCTATTACAACGCAAACATCTTTTCTTTATTAACTTACCTTTAAGATTAAATGACGGATCTATTATATCCATTATTTTAAATGTTTCTTTAACTGTTTTACTAAGATTATCTAATTTTTTATTTTTAAAACGTTTTCTTACTCGTTCAGGCAAACAAAATAAACCATTACTTATACCTTGATCCAACGCCATTTTAAGACATGCTACGTTTACCGGACATTCTTTACATATTTCAGACGCTTGCCAGTATTGTTGATCAGTTAAATTACCTTCAACCGGAAAGAATAACTCTGTATTTACGTCTTTGCATGCGGCCCTGTTTTGCCATTCCATATATGAATACTAATACGTATTCTATAAATTCTGTTCAGTTCTCCAAATATTTTCAAATGTTATATTATACTTAGGTATTAATTGGGCGTAAGTATTATCAATTGGATAATCCCAGTAGGGTATATTATACTTTTGTTTAACCCAACCCCAAGTTTTAGGTATAACTTGAAATAATCCGCTGTCTTGATCTTGCCATCTATAAGCATCAGCCTTCATTCTGCTTTCACAAAACATAACTTTAACAGCTGTTTTAATATTTTTTTCTTTAAAATTATCTACTAACAGCGTTGAATATTGTAAAGTATTAGCAGGTAAATTATTATTACAGTAAGTTATATTATTCATATCGCTTATAGTTGGATCAGCACCATTACCAAAACTACTTACAAAAGCAGCATATATTATTATGCAATTAGTTATCATTACGCCACGCTTCTAATTCATTAGTATTAACTGCTTTTTGTACGTCTTTAGCCGAAGCTGTTCTAGCTCCGTCTTTTAAATAGCTATACTTTGTTAAGTTACCTATTGTTATAAAGCTTACCCCCATAGATAAACCTATATTTTTAGCTATTAAAGATATATCTTCCGGCTCAAATCCAGCTTCTTTTAAGTTCTTAGCTTCTTTGAAAGCATGTCTTTTCTGGCCATCTGTAGGCTTATTTATACCAACTGCTTTAATTATTTGTTGTTGAAACATAAAAAGCGATTCATCGCTTATATAGTTATTATTAGTATAGTTATTATTAAGTATAGTTTGGGTATGATCTGGCATACTAGGACTAGTTTTATTATCTATATCAGGGCTAGTATGTTCTACTATGCTAGCTGGTTTATTTACCATTAATGTATAAAGGTTAGTTTCATTATCTTTATTAGATTTACGCCTTCTTTTAACTGTAATGCAGCCTTTTTCTTCTAATCCTTTAAGTGCTTTAATAGTTGTTACTCTACCACGCTTAATTTGCTTACCTATTGTATTTATACTTGGCCAACATTCTTTGGTTGTATTGTTAGCATATTTAGCTAATGCTATGTAAGTACTTAATTCTAAATCGCTGCATAGATCGTACACCCATAAAGGTACCAATGCAAAAGTCACTTCATATTTAACTTGATCTGTCATTTATCCTCCTCAAATCTATATACAATCCATCTATATTTTTTAAAGCTTTAATTGCTAATTCACCGCAACCAACAAAAAGACTAGGGCCAATTCTACCTTTTAATTTTATTTTTTTTCCGTTAGGCTCAAAAGAAATACGCCCTCTTGCAAAAACAAAACAATCAGCATTAATTAAAAAGTTATGAAATAATTTTGTATCTGTACGCGAAAAAAGTAACATTATTCCATTGCCATGATTAATAAACTTTTCAACCCATTTTTCCATATTACGTGAATAAGGGGGGTTGAGCCATACAAAACCATTCCAATCTTTTTTTAAACCATTATCAGATTCTGTAAAATATTTTTTTGTTGGCACATTGTTAACCATATTACTGCTAGCAGGGTCTAAATCAAAATTTACATTTAAAGTATCAAAAACAATTTTAGGAGTAAACCATTCAACTGATTTACTTTTTTTATATGCGGGATCTAATGTCATTTATATAATCTAACTCTTGTATAAAATATAGCTTCGTCTGTACTACTCCAACCATTTGCTTTTAAATAACTTTGAAAACTACTAGGCTTATCTTTTAATAATTCTTTTTTATGCTCTAATGATCTAGCAGCATTAACCTTTTCTTTTAATTGATCGTTGTATATTTCTTTACAACGTCTTTTAAGTTTAGGCCAGCTAAAAAAATCATTACCTTCGTCTAGCTGTTCAACTGCAGCTTGTCCTAAAATATCATCGTTGTATATACTAAAATCATTATATAAACTTTTAATTGATCCAGATTCATTTTTGATGCTTGGCCATCTCATACCAATCCAATCAGACCAATAAATAAATTCGTCTTTAGTTAGTTTTTTTATTTCTAATTGTGTCATTTGTGTCCTCCTTAGGCTTGCGCAGGACTATTACAGCCCTACGCGTTGTATTATATTTTAACTCATACACTTTAAAAAGGTGCGTCGTAATTTGTTTCTTTTTTAGAAGGTACGTTTTTAGTTTTACTAACTAATTCGTCTACTTCTTCTTGCTCAAATACGGACCAGGGCCATTTTGCGCCTTCGCCTTTGCATTCAGCAGCAGTAGCTTTGCATTTTAATATAGGAAAACCTTGTTTAGGTTTGTGTCTATTATCCCATATATCTGATCCACATTCTGGACACTTAATTTCTGTGCTTGTTACAGCAGGCTCGCTAGCTTTAACTAAAGTTTCACCTTCATTAAAAGGCTCTTTCTCTTCAACATCAAATACAGCTGTTGCAGCTGTTATAGTACCTTCGCATAACCAATCAAATAATTTATTTGAAACAGTTATAACTTTTTCCGACTGCGCAGACAAATCGCCATTAATGTCAAATTGATCTTTCATTAAATGTGTTGCTCCTTTTAGTGCAACCGATTTAGCTATGCTTCTATTTGTATCTACCATTTTTTTTCTCCTTATAGTTTATACTTTCGTAATTTGGCTTTTCCAAATTCTAACTCTTGATAGCGACAAAATTGAAAATGTCTTTGATATAAGTCTTTTCCATAACCACTACCCAGTTCTTTATCTATTACCGAAATATATGCCGCTCTAACATAACCAGCGTCTATAGCTGCTTCAACTAGATTAGGCCCTCCAATTAGTTTTGCACCAATTAGATTTTTATCTTTAGGTAAATCTTTAAAAGTTATTTCTCTATAAAAAAGCCACTCGCTAGCTGGATAAAAATCAGTTGCTTGTGTTCTTACGACTCGTACATTTCTATGCTTTAAAGGTGGCATTGCTTCAACTGTTTTAGGGCCACATAATAAAGTTGTATTATCATACATAGTTAAAGCCTTAAATAATAATTTATCATCTGATCCGGTCCATTTCATATCATCCCAGCCATTTTTAGCAAAGAAATTATCACTTGACATAGCTAAAACAACATCTAAAAACCTTTTTTGTTTTTTTATCATTCAAACACCTCGGGTTTAGGATGATATAATTCACGTCTTTTTTCTACATCAGGCGAACATAACCCTCTAATTTCTTCAAT